CGGAGATTCATATACTGTTTTTGATTTTGTAAATACTTATATAATTACCTCTCTTTCTATATTGTTTATTATAAAGCTTATTGTTTTTATCTCTTTTTGCAGAGATAAGCTATGGCCGATATACTATAATCTGATACAAAACATAATACTGGCTATAGTATGTACAGTATTTACAATAGTATCTGTCTGCTCAGATATCTTTTCACTGTTATATATTTTCTTTATAATTATTTACTTAATTCTAAGCTGGGCAAATTACAGTTGTCTTATATCATTTAAAAAAGACAGATAATAACAATGTACAACTGCCCTGGTTAAATCTCGGTTTTCTCCGGCTTCCTTTTCTTCAATTAGCGATATAACCCTGCTACTATCATGATTACAGTGTCATTTTTAAAATACATATTTGTTACATGTTAGAAGATAGTAGCAGCGATGCATGCATCGCTGCTACCACCATGATTACCCTGTCATTAATAAAACAAATGTTTGTTACATGTTAGAAAGATGTACCTCTCATATCATATTGATATAATGTTCATTACGAAGAATCAACGTTGTAAAAGCCGTTTTTTAATACGTTGGTATTATGGTGGCTGGCGATATGATATTGCTCACAGGATAATCACCTATTTAAACAACACCTTCTTTTCGTCTCTAAAAACAATAATCAACCGCGGAGCGGTTGCATAAATACTTGTACATATGGTTCCCCTGGTTCTAAAACCACGGAGTGGTTTCATAAAGTAAGATGCAGGATTACTCGTCACTTTGCCCGCTATAGCCTTCGGCGAGAGCGGGCAAAGTTCCTCGTGATCCTGGTTTGAGGTTAAACAAAAGACAAAAAGGCCACTGCCTTCGGCAGTCTGTCTTTATTTTCAGTCAGACTTACAAAAGCAAGCTTTTGACGTCTTCCTGAAAAAAAGCCAGAACTTTCATTCTGGCCTTTTTGTCTTTTGTCGGGGTAGCAGGATTCGAACCTGCGACCCCCTGCTCCCAAAGCACATAGTATAATCACTAAAACTATCAGGAAATAATAGGTTTACAATAATTTTGAATATGTCATGGAGTGCATATGGAGTGCAGGCTCATGCTGTTTTCTTACCTTTACCTATTGAGATATTCATATTCTTGCCGACCGAATCAGTTACCTTCTCGACGGATCTTCCGATCACATAACCTCCAAGGCCAAGCTTAACCACATTCCAGAATTGCTCTGCTCCCTGGAGGCTGTTTATAAGGCCAGATAGATCTGAATTCTTAACGAATATATTGATCAGCGGGAACAATACCCAGGTACATACTATAATACCTCCAAAGGTAAGCATAAGAACAGGCCTCCAGTTCCGTTGCAGCTTACTTCCTGAAGCCTCAGTAACTATAACCTCTTGCCGGAGCTTATTAAGATCACCAATAAGCTTATTAGTGTCGGACATAAGTTCATTTCGGGCCTCCATCTTCTCTTCCTGGCTTGTGAAGTTCTTATCGAAAGCATCACCTATTTTTCCTGCCAGGCTGCCGGCCGATACAATTAAATTTGCAGCACCTTTTGATTTAGAAAATATACCCATGACTTATGTATATTGGAAGTTAGTATGATCTACCCTGTTAAGCCATCCGGCAATAAATACCTGGTAATTTGGTTTACGGGTAATGAGATCGAGATAAAACTGTCTCCGCGCTTTCCGAAAGGCTTCTGAAACATCACCCTCGAAATAATTAGCTTTCCTGCATGTTTTGGGCCCGCATTTACCATCAACCACTGTACCAACTACCCTCTGCATGAGCTTAATTGCTGTTACCGGTCCTGCATTAACACCAAAATCAAATACCTGGAGGACCAGCTCTTCATTGCGGATCCCATCGAGGTTCATCGGGATCCAGTATTTTTTAAAGTATATCTCTTTAGCCTGGTCAACAGTGAGATCCTTAACCGGAACATCTCCACGACCATCGCGGTCGATATCGACCATACCATCCTTATTGCCATCTGAAGCATCGGCAATACCGTATTTTGTTTCTCCTCCGGGATCCGCAGGATGATTACCATAACCACCCTCATTTTTGAGGATGATCTTTATGCATTTATTGAATATTTCCGGATATTCCATTTTCTTGATCTTTTATAATTGAACTGTTATTAACTAATTCTTCCAAAGCCTTCTCTGTCTTATTCATCTTTGTATATACAGTAAAAAGTAATCCTGCAGCTGCAATCAAAGTCATAACTATTTTCATGACATTTACGAAACCCTTACTTTTTTGCTTTTGTATTCCCTTCATCTCCGATCTCCAGTTCTGCAAATCCCTGACCGCTCCATTCTGCTTTTCTATTTTAGTCCCTAAGTCCGATATCGACTTTCGTATTTGCTGGTTTTCATCGGCTATAAATAAGGTTAATGATTTGTATTGACTTTGCATTTGCCGTTCCAAGCGTTGGCTGCTTTGCAGTACCTTTTTATCTACCAATTCAAATATTTCCTTATCTTCCATCATGTCAGAATTTTGAGGACGTGTATCTGGATTTATCGGTATCTCCGGCATCATTACCCATCTTTAGATTTATAAACTGCCAATTCAATTACAAACCTCGATTCTAACTTAGGATCAGTTGTTGTATCCTTCACGCAATTGTATATACTTAAAACTCCGATTTTCCATCCGTTACCTTTCGCTCTTCTTTTATATATTTTTATTGATAATGCTTTAACAATACTCCTGAGTAATGCTGACAAATATCCTCCCTCGACTCCTTCAGGAGGTAAAAAAATCTTCCTTTTCATCCCTATACTGAAATATTGACTCATTTGAAAATAAGTATTGATGCCAGAATCAATATTGTTATACCTTCTAATATCAAACCAATGATCAGGTATCTTACTTTCTTTTGCATATCAATGCCATTATCAGTGTCAATAACATTATTTTCAACATATCCTGTTTCATCGTCTATCCTCTCGATAAAATCATCACTCAACGGATCAGGAATATTAGAGCTATTGACATGACCAATATCACCGGCATTATACGCGAATTCAAAATGAGACTGTTTAAACCTGACTTTTACAAAATCTACCATATCGATATATTTAATAATTAACCTCTCGGTGTTGGGTTTTCAGGAGGAGTTGCCAATGGAATCGTAGGTTTTATAATATATTCACATTCAAACCTCTTTGGATTAGTATGTCCTGAAGCAAACTGCCTGGGATTTACATGATCACATTTAAATAGTCTGGGATTAAAATGTTTCGAAGTAAATTGCCTGGCATTTACTTGCTCACACTCGAACAGTTTTGGATTGGAATATGTCGAAGTGAACCATTGCATATTAACTTTCGGTTGTTTGTTCTTCAGTTACAATTATTTTTCCTTTCTGGATTGTATATTTATCTCCATCCTTGGTTTCCTGAACATCATATTTCAATAATGATACTTCAGAGAAGGCGTCTGTTTTCACGTTATAGGAATCATCATCGATTGTTATTTCGGGATCTGCACCCTCACTTGATAGTGTTTTAACCAGGGTGCCATCGGCTTTTTTGATTTTCATATCCAATTGTCCGGAGATAGTATAATCTTCACCGTTCAAATCCACGTTGAATGTAACATCGAAAGTATCCCCTTTAGTTACTACTATATCTATCTCTGCAGGCTGAACATTATATATTGTGCTCATTTCAATTGTATTTATAAATACTCACTTCTGTTTCCTTGCATTTCTATGCTTTGGCTCTTCTTTAATCATGAATATCAATCCATTCATGGCAGCCTGGGGAATCCCTTTCTCAGGCAGGAGATCTTCGGTTATCATATGGGGATCGAAATCGCTTTTTTCTTCAAGGAACTGGTTGTATTTCTTAACCTGCTCCTCTCTTTCCTCGATCTCCTTTTTATGCTTTAGTTTTAGTTTTTCAAGATCCTTTGCAAATGGAGATCCCGGTCCGGATCCTCCCCTGAGAGTATAATTTTCAATAGGACCCTCAATGCTATTAATAATCTTCGTAACAGGTCGGTCCTTATCATCACGTTCAGCATGCTTTTGAAGAAGCTTGGTTTTTTCATCTATGAATTTGCTGTAACCTTCAGATTGCTTTAAAAGGGCTTTTATATCCTCTTCTATTTCCGATAGCTTTCTCTTATTCTTCGCCACCGCATAGGCAAGCCTTACATGTAACAGAGCAGGGCTGACCTGATCCATTAAATGTAAGGCCCCCAACATATCTAAGCACTCTCTGTTAGTCATCATTGCTGATTATTCATTTCAGGTTTACCCTCACTTGAAGGCTTACTGGATCCTCCTCCGGAAGTCGTGCCGGAAGCTTTTTTTCTTTTCTTTACTGTTGCGACTATTCCCCATGCAATTATTGCACAGAAAATAAGCCCCAAAATAAATGCTGTTAATCCGTTCATTTTTCTTCAATTTTAAGGTTATTAATAGATTCAATCATTGCGTTTATATTTGCCAGTTTCTCCTCAAACATAGCTCTGTCTGCTTCGAGCTGTTCGAGTGTAAATAGTCCGAGAGATATTTTTACTTTTGCTACCTCATCGGTTACTGTAAGCATGTCCTTTGCCTCAAAAAGTTCATAATACTTTTCAAGGTCCTTTTCCGTTTGTTTTTCTGCTATTACATTGATTTTATGTTGGATTTGCAAGTTGATTAACAGTTACCACTACATCATCGCAATCATCGGAGCTGAAAGTTACCGTTCCCTGCCGTGGAGATCCTGTCGAATTTGCTGCTACTCTTAACGTCACCGTATCATCTCCGGGACTATTTTCACTCATGACTAATATCCACCAGTCATTTGAGTCTGCATCCCATTCCTGTGCTTCACTTCCCACATCAACATCTGCATATAAATCCTCTCCTCCGTATGCAACATTGTTGAATACTTCGGGATCGACGTTCAGATAAACCGGGACTGTCCTCTCGTAATTCAATCCGTGATGTACTGTTAATGCCCTTTTCATCTTCTAACTTGGTGATAAATAATTATTTCCATAGCTCCAATACAGGTTTGTCCCGTCGCTTACAAAAGTTAATATATTGATTGCATTTGCTGATTCATTAAGTGTTAAAAATCCCCCGTCAATAACCTTGTTATATGTAGGTGCTGCAAAACTTAAAGTATGTCCCCCGGATGCATCCTGTATAACAATAAGGCATCCGCTGCATCCATCGTCTGCATTTGTAATCGTCAAAACACAATCTCCGGTAAGGGTTATCTTGGCATTATATCCGTTATCTATATCCCAAGTTTTGCTGGCTGAATAACCAAGTGTATAAAATGCTGTGAAAACATCTCCCTTACTTATCCATGCTCCGTCTCCCTGTAATATCTTTGCTGTTGCTCCGGCTTCATTGAGTGTTAAATATTGACTTGCTCCACGTTTGAATTGTAATTCATTGCCACTCTCTGCTATTGTCCAGTTGGGTGTCGCAAAGCTCGTAGAAGTATTAACACCGTAAATCGTTACTCCTGTGCTTGATGTTTGTAATCTGGTTGAACCATCATAGCACAATCTCGTAAAACTCCCCACAGAACACAGAACATGCCAACTGCTATTTGTATCATCATAAATCCCTGCATAAGTATGACTGCCCATCATAGACCATAACTGTCCTTCGTCATCTTTCATCTGTATCCCCACGTATGTTTTTCCTGAACAAGACAATTCCAATAATCCTGTCCTGTCTGTTGAATCTTGCAAGGTTATACCATCTATATATGCTACTGGAGCTGTTATTGATGTTGTTACTGAAAGAGCTTGGTTTAGTCTTGCATTATTAAGTGTCCCAGAAGTAATATCTGCTGCAGAATGATTATGAGATACATCTGCATAATCTGATAGTTGGTTTCCCGAAGAATAAATATCTCCTGATCCGTCCGATACTATTATATCTCCATCATCGCCTTGCAGTGTTACCTGTGCATAAGAATTAGAATCCATTTTCCATGTACCACTTTCCTTTGTGAGGATACCATCCCCGGAGAGGGCAGCTATGGCTGTGAGATCTGAATCCAGGGGCTGGTATGAGCTCGTATCTACAGAGAAGGTGCTTGGGCCTGTCATTTTTACAAAATGTGGCCCTCCGGAATGACCTGTCAATCCATTGCATATACCGGTCAGTATTGCATCTGCCGGCTGATAGCCGGTAGTATCCATGCCCCATGTTCCGGAAGTTTTCTTAAGGATCCCGTCTCCGGATAACGCAGCTATAGCTGTCAAATCAGAATCCAGGGGCTGATAGACTCCTGAATGATTATGGGTCGATGATGCAAAATCCGATGGCTGATATGCACTCCCTATAAGTGATCCAGTAGCGGTTATTAATGGAAGGTAGCCCTCAAATGATCCGGTAATAGCTTTGATATAAGTTTCGTTCTTAAACGACCATGTCGTTCCGTTTGAATAAAGGTAGCCGGTACTTTTTGATATTGCCGGCTCAAAACTTGAAGGGCCGTAACTACTATTATTGAGTCCTCCGATCGCATTTATAGTGGGAAATTTCCCGCTTGTGGGAGAATCAATTAGAGGGATATATGTATCCGTATGAAGATGATCAGCTGTAGCAAAATATGTTGCTTCATGACCATCGAGCAGATCTGCATCAAGCAGAGATCCCGGACCGTCAACATCGAGAAGCTTAGTCAGGATATCTTCCCCACTCATCTCCGGAGGATTCCCGGTTACTATTCCTGTTACTACGCTCGAGGATCCTCCCGAGCTGGATGATCCCTGGGAGGTTTCAGTGGAGAAAGTAATATCTTCATCACTCCAGGAGAGAACTTCCAGCAGTGTTACATTCCATTTCTCTTCATAGAGATCCCAGGTGCCTTCAGCTATTTCAAATTCGCGGTTATCATTATAAACATGCTTGATAATGCTGTCAAATGCAAGAGAGCTTCCCTTTATCGTGCCTGTTAGCTTCTGCCTGGCCACACGGTTATTGCTCGCAAGCATTCTGGCCAGCTGAACAATAAGAGAATATTCATCTTCGCTTCCGAACCGGTACCAGGTAGAAGGACCGGTAGGAGATCCATCGCTCAGTCTTGTTATATATTTATAGATTAAGCCTGCATTATCATAATCGGGAGCATCGGCAATAAATATTTTGATATCGGAAAGAGTACCTGGCTCACTACTATTATCGAAGCCGACAATGGTCTCGAGGATCCCAGGGAGAAGCTGTGCTTCATAAAGCGAATAAAGATCCACGTTTGAATAAGCAATCCCTGTATAAGTTGTATTCTCAGGTTCACTTGATGCCTGAAATCTATATAAGCGTACTAAAAGCGTACCACTACAGGGAAGAGCAGATGTGGTAATGCTTATCTTATTCCATACAGGACGTCGGATGGAGGATGGAAGTTCTATTTCAAGATATGTTTCAGATGTTTCCCATCCTTCGGTTCCGAGATAATAATATGTGGAGTCTCCATCATAAAGCCTTATAAGCATCTTAACTGTCATCTGTATAGATGACTTACTTGAATAACCGTGAGAAAGAAAACCTATAGGGGCAACATCGATCTCAAAAACAAAATCATCAGCATCGGTATTAACAACCGATATTGACTGATGAATATAGTCCACACCAGTATTGGAATATCCATTAAGAAATGCATATTTCTTTCCTTCATGTTCACGCTGCAGAACATCGAAACTTCCGTTCTTATTCCATCCTGTAAACATACTGGATTCATACTCGGTGAAATCATAATTTGTAAGCCATGAATCCTTGCGACCGAAATCATGTGTTATCTTGACTTTCTTTGCTCCGGGCTCCATACCCATCTGCAGCGTGCCTACAGGAGAAACATCTGCCCCGTCTTTCAGGTACCCTAGATCCAGGACTGAGGGTGCAGATCCTGCCGACTCATAAACACCGGCATAAGTATATAGTTTCGGAGTGCTTTTTTTATCGTTATCACATACTATCCTCCATCGGCCCCCACATTGTGATATCTCTGCATTATATTTACCCAATATCTTTTCGAGTACTTCATAACAATTATCATCAGCATATAGAGATGCATCTTCATAAGTTTGTGAGAGGGGAGAGTATGTTTCGTTATGGTTTGTTTCATAAAGATCTATTGCTATGGAATAGCCCAGATTAAGGCCGATCTTATCTAAACAATGCCTTATTATTGCCAGCTGATCCTGGCTGCCTGTTAATGTGAAATCTTCATTTTTGAGTAGCCCCAGTCCATCAGTCGCTGTAAAAGTAATGTTCGATGGTGCCGGCTTATATGTTGCCTGGTATTGCTGTGGAGCCACATATCCTGTCCACAGCAATGTAGATCCGAGATATAATTGAGCTTTTATGTATTTCGCATTATTAGAATAGAATTCAAGAAATTCAAAATCGACTTCTTCACGGAGAGTAAATTCGAGTGAGGTCCCCCTGATAATCCCTGCCTTATCTTTTCTTAATTTGATGGCGCCCGGTAGTGCAAGGTTACGATCTATTTCGGATCCTTCATAACCATCAAAAGAAAGCTTCAGCTTATACAGATTATCAAGCCTGGATTTACATAAGAGTTCGTATTTGAGTCCATAAGCCATTTATGTTACCAGGTTTTTACGGTTATTCTCATTATTAAAAACATATACCAGGTCAGATCCTTCGGCAGTCAGCTTTCCGGCAATAGATAATTCCATTTTAGTAGTTGCCGCTGTTGCACGAGTGTCATACGTATATGTATTGGATCTCAGGCTCAAATTTGCAGAACCGCTACCAGACGCAGCATTTGCAAGAGCCCCTCTGACAACACTCCCTATGGCCACAAGAGCTACCCCTGCAGCCAGGGCAACCGGCCAGGCACCAGGCATCTTAAGAGCCTTATCAATACCGGCCATAGCCAGGGCAGCTTTTATCACAATCTTTCCCACTGTTACCGCAAGGTCCGCAAAAGCCGAAGCCATCATTTTACCGAAATCTTTTATGCCGGCATCACCGATAGCCAGAGCACCCAGGAACTCACCAAGTCCTGAAGCCATACTCTCAAATGCTCCATTGATAGAATCGCTTATATCTACCATGGTCTCTTTTATCTGCTTCTGAAAAGTAGGCATAGGGGCAAGTGCATTCTCGACAGCCTTCCCGAAATCAGGAAATGCCAGATTATCTATCTCAGCTTTTGTTATGGCAATAATTGTTGCCCTTTCCTTTTCAGCAGCATGCAGCTTTTCGACTTTACGTGTGAGAGTATTATAATACTCTGCCATTGTTTTTATCTCACGTGTACCGCTTGCACGTACCTGGTTCACCCTGGCCTCCTGCTCTGCTATCTCACGCAGCTGTTCGTTAGTGGGATCCGAGGCACTGATAGCAAGGCGCTCCTTCATTATTGCCAGACGCTCTACCTCGATACCAAGCTCATCGTTCATCATGCTCCTACGCACTTCCATGGCCCCTTTCTGGGCTTCAAGCTGTTCCTGTTCTGTCAGGTTAAGGTCACGTGCTGCAAGGCGCAGCTCCTCCATTTTTGTCCTGCGTTCCGAGAGGCTCACAGTAAGAGCGGTCTCTTTTTTATAAAGTGCATCTTCACGATCAGCCAGCTTACCTGATGCCACCCAGTCTTTCGTAATCTCATCACCGATACCCTTGAAGGCAGTCTTCATTTTTTCCCAGCCTTCACGGAAATTACCCGAGAATATATCAGCAAGACCTGCTCCGAAATTCTGAAACCTATCGATAATATTATCGATCACGGACCTTATCTTTGACATGATTCCTGCAAACTTCAGGGCACCCTCTCCTGTACCTTTAAAGTATGTAATCAGGGATCCCAGGGCAACAACAAGAGCTCCTATACCTGTCGATATAAGCGCTATTTTCAGAGCCTTCATCGAGATAGTAAGTAAATTACCACCCTTTGCAGCTCCCCGTAATGACTGTCCGAAAAAATTAAGTGATTTGTTAGCTGTATTTATGGAACCGTTGACAGCTCCCATATTGACACCGAACATCGATGCAAACTCATCGAGCTTGCTGCCGGCCGATCCTTTGAATTCGTCTACAGCTCTGTCGCCATCCTTCAAACCCTTCTTAAAATCTGAAGAGTCGACACCGAATTTTGCCTTAAGATTACTTATTACTGTTCCCATTATCGGGGAAATGTTTTATTAAATATTTTTCCTGTTCATCAGATATTCTCTTCTTTTCCTCTTCATCTGTCTCTTCTACCTGTATATTGTTCTTTTCCCAGGGAAATGGCCAAAGCTCTTCTTCTGTAAGTCTGTCCTCCTCGATTATCTGCGTGTTCCATAGTTTCGTTGTAGCGGTCCGGATAATCTGTGCTATCACTTTTATCCTGTCATTCTCTCCTTCGGTATAACCACCCATTGCATCGAGCATATCGCCAACCCTGGTGCGGCCGAACCTTTCAGGAGTATAATTCAGGCATCCGAGAGCAAACTTTCGCAGGTATTTCCACCTGTACCTGGTAATATCACCGAGATCTAACCCTTCCTCCTGAAGTGTATCAGAGGAAATCTCCTGGGTGGTTTCGTTTTTTTTTGCTCCCCGGGATTGGATTGCTCAGCCAGTATCTCTGAGAATTTCACAATCTCTTTCATACCCATTAACCGGCCAAGACCCTTTTCATCTAGTTCAAAATCCCGGCCTTCTATTTCCTCACCTTCACGGATCGAGCACCAGGCAATAGTCCTCAGGGTAGGTATATCGGCTTTCTTCACAGCCAGATCTGTAAGCTCCATTCCTGTGATGGACCGGAATTCCTCCATAGAGTTCATATTCCATTCGACACGGACCTTACGGTCATCGGATAATATCAGATAATATATCTTCATATTACGTAGAAGAATAAGTAGTAAATGAAACAGATCCTTTTACAGCCTTTATCGACCCGCTCCATGAACCGGGTTTCTTTTCGGATCCGGCATCTTCGCTCCAGTCTATAAGTTGAGCATTGCCCGATACTATCTTTTCTCCTTCAGTCATCCGCCCATAGACAAATGCCACTGTAGCTCCATCTGCAAGAGCTTCACGGAGGGTTTCAAAATCCTCATGAGAGGATTCTTCGGAGACATCTTTTTCCCATGTGTCACCTGCTATCGACATGTCGGTATCATAATCGATAAAATCGTCAACGGGAACACCTTCCTGTTCCTTAAGAAGTATTTCTTCAAAGTTGGCTTTAAGCTTCAATCCGACAGTCTTAAGCCCTTTGATAATTTTAGTACCCCACTTTATTGTAAGCTGGTACTGATATACTTTTGTTCCATCCATTGTACTGAGTTTTAACGGTTTTTAGTGTTTATTATGAATCGTAATAATTTCAAATATTCGCGTGTTGCCTGATCAAAGCCCGGTTCACATCCCTGGTATTCGACAGTTTCTATTTCAGTTCCATCCGTGGTAGTACCGGCCAGTGCCCCGACAGCCGAAATAACACTTACGGCAAGCGTCTCGGCATCATCCGGAGTATTATGAACGATACCTATTTCCACGCTCCAGCCGTAGCCGCTCAATCCCTCTTTCAGGTATTCCGGAGTGTCGTTCTCTTCATGAATACAATACGGGACCGTTATATCTTCATCACCTATCGATTGAAAGGTGTTCGGGATAACAGCCTCGACAGTGCTCTGTATTGCATCGCTTATCATCTCGCTGCACGTTTTTCAAGAAACTTTATAAATTCCTTTTCAAATTCCTGTTCAAAAGTCTTCTGGGCTTCAGGTATACTTTGCTCAATGGCTTTTTCAACGAACTGACCCGGTCTGATACCTCCGGAATAAGAAGCTGTCTTACCTCTCCTGGCTGCCTTGAAATTATGGGAAGCAAGCCTGTTTGACAGGGTTCCGTAGTTAAACCAGTAGATTAATTGCCATGGATCCCATGCCTGACCTCTTCTGTTTACAAATTTCGAGATACCTGCTGTAAAGCCGACCGACAAAGTCATACTTTTACCACGGCCGGGTTTAGTCTTTATAATCTTCCTTATACTGCTTAAACTCGGAGGAAGATTACCGGCCATTGCCTTGGAAACCGGCTTCGCAGCTTTACGGAAAGCAGCCTTGACGGGTTTATTATACCCCTTATCCGGCAGTTCGTTGAATATCCGCTTAAGATTATCGGTCCCATCGATAGCGAAATCCGAACTCATGCCGTGACTTTCTCAACCAGAATTTCAATGAACAACCCGACCGGATTGACGGCCAGTATTTCGTATGTTACCGATGCATCGACTATGCGCATCGTTTCATCCACATCATCCCTTTTATGAGTTTTGTACCTGTACCTGTACTGTGATACCAACCGGTCATTGGCATATTGCTCGCTACCGTCACCGATCATCTGCCTGGAACACCACCCGTAAAATGAATGAGTAAAGGTCTTCTTCGGAGCTCCTCCGCTCGTTTTTGTGTTGGCGACAACCTGAAACGAGACTCTTCTATCCATTTTACCTATCTCACCCATATCAATATCTTTGTATTCGATAGTTTCTCGACAGTCTTTCTGCAGCACTCTGACGTGTACTCACACCCTGGTTCTCGGGATTCAGGTAACGCTCGGTACCCAGGAGAATAATGATATCCTTTATGTCTTCGGGCACTTCTGCAGCGCTGTCCCATCCATTGGTAAATTCAATCTCGATAACATTCATACGGTCCGAATCCGGAGTAAACGACTCGAAAAACCGCAACCTGGCTGTCAGTTCCACATTATCGAGTTGATATTTGGAAGTATCCACTGTAGTAAGCTCTGTCGCTCCATCGGCATAATACTTGACAGACGATATTTCATCGACAGGTCCGAGTGTTATTTCCACTTCGTCATTACCGGGATAAAAATCCAGGTACATGGTATATGTAGCACGGGCGATCTGCCTGCCATTGTTTTCCTGCCATTCTTTTACTACAGAATCCAGGATCTCCTGCAGGTATTCATCCTGATCATGGTTGCCTGCATCGATATGAAGATTGCGCTTCAATGCATTGACCGTGACCGGATCCCATGTTGGTGCTGTTTTCAGTTTGTACCTCGGATTGGACATGACGAAGAATTATTGTTCGTTATCGGTTTCCAGGTATGTTTCCAGCTGCTTCAGAGTACCTTTTCCGATACCTGAGATATCCAGGATTGACTCACCTGCCTTTTTAACTTTTTCGACAGTGTCGAATCCGTTTTCAAACAGGATATCACGGGCAGGAAGATCTTCAGGTAATGGATTTTCAATGTCATCCTTATCCGGAGCGATCATTATATATCCATCCTTGATGAGTTTTGCTGCCTTATCGGCATTTATCTTACCCGTATCACCGGCAAAATATGCATATGCCGGATGTGGTTTTAGAAATTTTACATTAACCAGTTTTGCCATTGTTTCAGATTTTAATTGTTTAAAGAGAGGCCGTTAAGCAGGAGCCGCAGGCCTCTCCATAACTCTAAACTAACCATATGAAAAAACCCTGTTCTTAAGTAGTCAGTGCATCCTTCATTGCTGCAAAAGCTTCAGGCTGCAGGATACCGATATCACCGTAACTTATCACGGTCACCTCGACCTCACCTTTTTTCTTAAGTGAATAAGGATCGACGATTATCTCGATATTTCCCCACTGACCGATATGCAGTTTACTGAAATCACCGAATATTATAGCCGAACATACATTTTCGGATGTGCCTTTCGTAAGATTACTGGGTACAGCATTGGTAACATATGCCGGATACCCGTTGGTTTCATTCCCGACCCATACAAACTGCCCGGTATTGCTTGCTTTTTCAACCTGCTTCAGCTTACCTCTTACTTTGGAGTTAGTGAGGTAAGCCATTGCCTGACCATCGGCATTGTCGATCGACACCTCGGTCTCAAGACCTATAATATGACTCCAGGCAGGAGCCAGTCCATTGTCTCCTCCTGCTACAGATCCGATACCTGATTTATTAAGTATACCTCTGGGCTCGGGATCCGTTCCGGAACCGTTGATAGCTGCAAACTGAAGTCCCTGGGAATGAGCCATGATAAGTTCATCTTCAATGAGGCGTTCGACATCGATAGATGTCTGTCTCAGCAGCTGCTTGGACAAAGCACCGGTCGCTGAAAGCCTTTTAGGTTTCATCACCAGTTCATCTAAAGTCACTTTTGTCGTAGTGTCTTCCCCATCCTCGGCAAGCCAGCTTGCAGTAAATGTTCCACCTTCAACCAGAGGCAGATCACCTACTAGTCCTGTGAGCAGTTTCGCTCCCATACCGGGGAGAAGAAGTTTATTCCGAAGTGCCTGGTAATAGAGCAGCGGCTCTTCCTGAACCAGGTAGCCTCCTTCGGCAGCTGTTGTTACATTCTGCCCTGTGGAAGCCCTTTGCATAGGTCTCTTGCTAAGGAGTAAATAAGGGATTCCAATACCCTGTATTACACGTCCTTCTGTTTTTGCTTCTTTCATAGCTTCCTGGTGCATTTCGAGTTCGATACCATCGAGAGCACCTCCCTGGAGCTGCGACAGGATAGCCTTACGGAAAGAATACCGTGCAATATCACGGAGGTCCTGGTCACTCAGATCTTTTCCATCGATGAGCGCACGGCTCTTAAGTACCTCTTCCTGTTCCAGGACGAGACGAAGATCTTTATCGACTTTTTGGAGTTCAGCGTGTTTTTCAGTCCACAGACTGCGGTCCTCATCTGTAAACTCAGAAGCCTTCTTATTTGCAAGCGGTTCTAGCTCCTTAAGAAGGGCAGCTCGTTTTTCACGCAACACCCTGCTGTTTCCTTTGGCTCCGGGCTGTTCAGAGATAATATTTGTTCCCAGCGCCATTACTAAACTGTTGGCATATACCGGCATCTGTGAAATCACCAGGCCGATAGATCCAACTACAACCGGATCCGCATCGATTATGGTACCTGCTATTGCAAAAACCACCCCGATACAGATCGAAAAGAGAATACTGATAACTGTTTTCATTTTGTAAAATATTAATAGTTAATAAATTGCCTCAAAGGCCTAATTTCTTTTTAATCTCTGCCTGTTGCTGCTCGATAACTTTAGCAACTTCCTCCCGGGCCATTTCATCCTTTATCATCTTCCGTACCTTTTCAGGATCCGTCTCACGGATCTCTATATCCTTGCCATCAAGAAGGTCCAGGACATCACATACACGCATCTGCTCGATCTGAGAAATACGATATTTCGTTCCGAGAGCCTGCATTACATAGCTCAATGCCGCGCCTGTCTGTTTTCTCATGCTCTTTTTCACTGCGTCGGGATTCGCAGGAATGCTCACAATAGAATATTCCCATAGTTCCTGCCCTACGAAATAATATGTCTCTCTTTCCTCTCCCTCTGCTTCTTCTTCGGATCCCCATTCACCTTCACCTATTTCATTGAACCCGACCGATGCAGCACGTAAAGTGCCGAGAAGGATTTTCCGGAATATCTTGTCTGCAACCATGTTAATGCTGGCCGGCTCGAAATTAGGCATGCCGGTAAGTGTAAGAATCCCGTCGATATCCTGAACTGCAATACCCTTATCCATTGCGATCACATCGTCGGGATCAGGGGGATTACATATATCACCGTACAGGTTATGCATATAACCGACCACAGGATTTTTCCGATAATTATCCAGTTGCCAGTTTGACTGATTGAGCACAGTATGATACCTGTCACGTGTAGGAGTGCTTAATGTGAAAGGAATGATCCTTGTCTCATTGACATCATCAGGAATTTCACGGACATGTCCGAAAGTGATTTTTTTACTCATTGTCGTTCGAATTATTTAGGTTTTCATTTTCTTCTTCTTCATCTTTTTCCTCCTTACCTGTAAGGAATGCAGGATCGAGAGGTTCATCCAGTCCCGGTAAAGGATCCCTGTTTTCGATTTCACGTGCTTCGTTACGTGTCAGGATCCCTGCCTGGACAAGCTTGATCTCATAATCGGCACGTGTCTTGGTGTCGGCACGGAGCAGCTCGTCTATATTGAAATTGATATCGATGGTTCCTTCATCCCTGCGGCTTACGAGCTTGCATTCGAGTTCCATCTCTTCACGCTTTACCAGCGGCCTGAGAGTGTATTTCATGAATTGAAGATTCTGCTGTTCCCCGTTATTGAATGTTGCACGGCTCAGATCCCCGACCAGGGGAGGAGGAACCAGGAAGAACCGGCATATATCCTGTATCTGAAATTGACGCGTTTCTATGAACTGAGCATCATCAGGAGGGATTCCGAGTTGTTTGTATTTCAGGCCATACTCCAGTATGGGTGTAGTATGATCCCCGACAGGCCCTCCATAATATTTATCCCATCTTGCTTTCCATGCCTTGAATTCTTTATCGGGGATATGCCCGTCTGTTTCGACAGTACCTTTTAGATTACCTCCCTTTGCGAAAAAGTCGGCTCCGAATCTTTCAGCAGCCAGGCCCAATCCTATTCCTTCGCGTGCTGCAGCGATAGGACTGAGACCGATGATGCCGTTACGCGATATCATCTTGAAATGGATGATCTCCCAATAGAAGAATGTACCATTGATGCCCATTTCGTCATCACGGATGATATAGAACGGTTCACCATTCAGCACTTTTACAGTTACGGAATGTGTATCGACAGGAATAAGGTCGACAGGATTTCCGGACATATCGAACCGGATAACAGCATATGCATTGCCATGTAGCTGTAACCTGGCATTCATAAGTTCCATGAACGAGAAGCTGTTCATGAATTTGTTGGGATAGTGGAGCAGGTGATGAATTGTTCCTCCTGTGAGATCCTCGCTCTTGCCATTCGCTTTTTTCCGAACCGACATTTCGAATGAAGCGACCTGTTCGGCCAGCAGACGGACACAGGCAAATACAACAGAGAGCTTCATTGCTGAAGTCGGATTAACATTGACACCCGAACCCGACTGACCACTGAAATCCGAATATGTCTTGAGGTATTCTGTTACAGGCATCAGGTAGGTGCCGCGACGCATAATATGATATGCATTGCGGATCCTGTCCGGAAATTTCATCGATAGCCTGTTTACAGTTTTTCTCATAGAAACTTTTTACCATAAAAGCTTCTACAAAGTTCCGACAGGCAAATGAAATTATTATGGAACATTGTTTACAGGAATTTTGTAAGTTATCAACAGGGACAAAAGGCAATTTAACGTAAGAAACAGAGAGGAAGAGGGATGGAAATAAAAAGTACTTATTAACAAAAAAATAACCGGCGCAAAAAACTAAACGTAGAATATCCCGGAACGGGATATTAGGAAGACGCCGGTTACAATGTAAATATATTGATTAAATGTCTAATTAAGATATTATTGTGTAATTTTATTGCTGAAATAAATGAGTTAGTGCCAATGTTAAGTGCGACCAATTAAAGACAATCAAACGATAAAATAAGATTATGGGGACATCAGAAATAATAACACTTATAATTTCAAGTTCAGTTCTATCTGCTATCCTGACAGGCTTTGTTAACTTTAGAATCCAAAACTTAAATTATAAACGTGAATATTATAAGAAACTGATTGAGCGTAGAATTGACGCACAAGAACAAATTTTGAGTCTATCCAACGAACTACGGATTCAAGTTAAACTAGACGAAGGGGCATTGTGCAACAGAATTTGTGCAACAGGAGAAAAACACTATGAATCTTTCTCATTACTACTTGCTTCTTCTGTAAATATTTCATTTTGGTTGAGCAGTAAACTTTCTGATATATTACTTGACTTTAATATTTTTCTTTTAAACCAAATTACTCACGAAATAAAAGGTGAGGAACAAAATGAAAGAGACAGGTGTCTTATTGACTTGGGATTGCTTTACAATGAAAAACTTAGAGATTACAGAAAAAAAATCGAACAACAATTAATGAATGACTTTGCTGATTTGGATAACGTAAGGTCATTTGTGAAATCGAAGCATAAAACTAACGACAAACTATATTGGCTAAAAAAGTAACAATTAAAGAAAGAAACACTGGCACTAACATGCAATATACGTAAGCCGGGGGTTGTGGGTAACTCAAACCTTTATACATTTACTCAAAATCGCAACGGTTTGATAAGTTGGGGCTTCGAAATCCCGGCCTACGCATATTGCCAACCGTTAGAGCCAATTTAAATGAAAACATATGCATGAAATAAAATTTCTGGTTTCACAATACTCAATATCTAGAAAGAAATTTACTCTTGATCAAAAGATTACCTTAGGTAAGAGTTTTTTAGGTTATATGGGATTATCAGATCCGGATCCAGATATAAACATTAGCCCTATTGTAGATATAAAAGACTTTACAGATAAGGTTCAGCCTAAAAACAAAATAATCAAAATGATAAAAGCTGGATATAAAAAGGACTTTAAAGAAAACGGCAATTTACAGTTAGGCTCCTTTCTTTATTATCAAAAGCATGACAATCCTGAAATCGGTGATCCTTCTGAAGCCAAATTTGTCCTGATTGGAGAAAAAGATGACCTAACTATTGTAGCAAATGTAGGTGGCGGATATAATTGTAGACTTTTTTGTTGTTATGACGGTGATCCAAACGAAGATATTATTAAAAAGTTTGAGTATGACGATTCATTTATAATTCGAGATCCGGAAAATTTCTTGCTGGCGATTAGTAAAACAATAAATTCAATTTATCATAAACGAGCTAAATGTATCTATGCACAATATAAGATCATACAAGGACCGTTACCGGGAAACTTCAATCCATCTAGAATTGATCTAAGTGTGCTTGAAATAGTAAATGAGTACAAATATTTTGTAAAAACAAGTCAGTTTAGTCCTCAAAATGAATATAGATTTATATGGTTTATTTCTGATGAAGTTACTGATGCAAAAGTAATTAATTGCCCTGAGGCGAGACAATACTGTGAATTCTAAATAAAAAGCATAAAAAAAATTAAAACTGGCCCTAAACATTTGCTAAAGACAATGGCAGCGCTCAATTAAATGATAATATTAAAAACATAATAAGTCAACCACCAAATAGTCATTGACAGATTAAAAATAATTTACCACTGCCTATAGCCTGAACCGTTATATATCATTATAGAAATAATAACTATGATAAATGGAAAAAACAAGGGTCAAAATAGTCTTTATTAACCCTGAGACTTTTTATCTAATCTCTGTCTGAAACTATCATAACTTGAGTAACGAAACTCATTGAATACTTCCAAAAATTTCTGGTTTAGTGAATCGAATACTTCTTTCTCAGTAATCTTTGGATTTTCCTTTCGTCTTGCCTTCAATTCTTCACGGAACACTTCGATAAAGCCCTGGCGAGTAAACATCCGGATAATCTGACTGTCGACTTCAACTTTGCTAACCCTTGGTTTTTCATAGGCTTTCTTATTCATAGGAATCTTAATGAATGTCCGTGATTATATATTTCTTTATCTTCTGAAGCATTATTGAGCGACATATATCCGCCGATAGCATTGATAAGAGCGACAATGCCGTCGATTTTTTCCCGGCTTCGCTTTTTGTCGGGCTTGATATTGTTATTGATATCCTGGTAGATCTGAACATTAGAGAGCATCCAACGGAGGACCGGATCATTAAGGTGGTCCAATACTCCGGACATAACCAACCGCTGGAACTCTTTTGTCGGTGCACTCATATTCATTATTCCCTGGGCGAATTCATCGAGTTTTGTCTGGTCGAAGCCGGCACGGATCAGCCCCTGGATAACTCCATGATATGCTTTGGCAGGATCGAACGAAAGATTCATACACAAATAATCACGTGAGATCTGCATGATATCGTTCACCTGTGTTTCGATATCTATTACATCACCGGGAGTGGTCTTGATCCATTTGCCTTTCACCCATATACCGTAATCTACTCGATCCTTCTTTTCCTGTATCTTGGTCTCAGGGATCCAGTAGAACATTTTAACAGGATGCTTTCCTTTGAAATCCGGGAAGTATAATGCTAGGGCATTGATGTCGACATGTGATGCTAGGTCGAGACCCCAGTAGCATGGTTTGCCTTTGAGATATGCCGGTCTGGTTTTATGATAACATAGCATCCATTTGTCATCGGGAATCCATACTGTAGGAGCATCGACCCATATGTCGAGATTCTTTGTTTTGAAACTGACCTCTTTGGTTGTATCGTTTACAGCTCCTTGGAACTCGCCTTTAAATCTATCCGGGATAACAGATATTCCATAATTCGGATTCGCCTTCTTCCAGGATATAGGATCCTTCCAGTCATCCTTTTCATCCGGAGTATAAATTATGGCAAATGTATCGTCCTGGATCAGGATACCTTTCAGAATATCGATACATAACTGCCGGTAGGCGAAACAGGGAAGTGTTTTATCCCTTCCGGAAGTGGTAATTATAATAACAAGAGGCTGCCGACGGTTGACTGTGGCACTCTGAATATTTTCGAAAACTTCATTGTTCTTCCAGACATGGTATTCATCGATGATCGCTCCGTGAGGATTGATCCCTTCCATGGTCTCGGAATCACGACCCAGCATTTCCATTTTCGAACCGGTTTCCGGGATGTTGATATTCTTGGTCAGGATCCTGGTCCGCTTTTTCAGTGACGGAGAATGTTCGATCATTTTCCTGGCCATGGTGAAACACAGCCGGGCCTGCTTTTCGACAGAGGCTGCAAAATAAATCTCCGCTTCTTCCTCACCGTCGAAGAATAAAAGGTAGTTGGCAAAGACAGCTGCAAAGGTTGTCTTTCCGTTCTTTTTAGGGATCTCTATATAAGCATAATTGAACCGCCTGGTACCGTCTTTCTTTTTCCAACCGAAAAGGATATAAATAATAGCTGCCTGCCAGGGTTCGGGAACAAATGGAACCCAGGCTCTCTTATCCGGAGAATGTTTCAGGAATGAGCAGAAATCGAATACACGCTGTGCAGATCTCTTATCGAAATACCAGCCGTTTTCAGGTGCATGAAGAAGATCTCGTTTATGTTGCTCGAATGTCAACCTAGTAGTTTTACTTACAACTACCTCTCCGGAAAGGACATCTGTAATATATTTTTCAGCTGCGCGGATCATCTTCATATTTTTTAATCGCCTTATCGAACGGATCTTCATCTCCTTTTCCTGCCGGACCTATCTTTTGACATGACAGCGGATCGAGTCCGAAGAGAGCCGCAATATCCTTATAATTCTTTTGTGCCTGGTTGCGTATAGCGATCCAGGGAGATGCTGCCTCGTAGTTGTTCTTACCGACAAGTGTGGTATATCCGTTCTTAAGTTCCCTGGTCGCTTTTTCGTAGGTGGCAAACTCCTGGGCCATGATCAGAACGAGCGGAACATTACCTTCATTCAGGAGTTTATGTCTGATCAGCAGATCACAGATATTCTTGAAATATTTTTTCGCCTTCGGTTCCAGCCAGACTTCAGGTTTCGGTACCTTGGAGATAATAGCGAAATCGATACCTTCCTTTATACGGTCCTTCCGTATTGTTCCGGATAATTCTTTTATCCTGGCCGGTACCGGTGGCCTGCCTGACTTACTACCCATTTAACCCCTCCCATGAATTTTGACAGAAGCGCGCGAAAGGGGGGCATGCTGTCTCAGGGACTTTCTCTCCAGAGATTTCACCCCCCCTGTCCGTTTTAAAAAATTCTGCAGGAGGGACATATAAAACATACTTATTGTCGCCGGTCCTTTCAAATCTTTTAATTCCTTCAGTGGTTTTGACTTTGTAAATATCCTTTTCCCAATTTAGAAAACGGCCCACTTCATAATCGCTTCTCAATGGATGAAAGGATCCTCCACATTTGCATTTGTAATTAGATAGTTTATTTCCTCTTTGAAGTCTAAACTCAATTACATTTTGGCATTGTAAACAGATTGCCTTCATTTTAATCATCCTTTTAATTACCTGATATACACCTTCTTATAAAAGATGTTATTTTATTTTCTTTGCTAATTCCACTTAATTAACAGATTGTCAATATGTTAAATGGTCAACAAATTATAGCTTTCTTTACCATGTACCTATTTCGGTATATAGATTTCCTTTATTTTGTTGTTCTTTTTACCTGTTTTGAACGCATTGTCCAGACGACGTACTGCAGTACCGTTTCTGGACATCTCTTCCTCAATCGCTCTTAAATAGATTTGAGTAGTCTCGATGCTACGATGACCTAGCATTCTCGAAACCTCGAATATGGTTGCTCCGTTCTTAAGAGCAGTAATTGCAGCTGTATGTCTTAGGGAATGTGCAGTGATCCTGGGTGAATCGATCCCAATGGATCTCAGGTATCTCTTTATAAACTTACTTATGGTCACCGGTGACAGCCTGGTATTGTTACTTACATATGAATGATTCCTGAATAATGGATCTGATTCCCTGGTACTATCCAGAGCATTGATATACTCTCTGATCGGATTGATGACTTTCAGTGATAGGCCCAGGGCTCTGTCTTTCTCCAAATGTCCTTTCCCCTGGATGTAAATGATCCATCCTTTATTCTCGATCGTTAGGTCTTTTAGATCTATCCTGGTAACTTCTATACAGCGCATCCCTGTACGAACCATGAGATTGACAACAGCATAATCCCTGAGTCCCTGGATCGACAACCTGTTGATTGTCGCCAGTAACCTGGTGACCTGGTCCGGCCTGAGATAATCCTTACGATATCCCAAGTATTTCCTGGGAGAATGTACACCGGCAGCAATATTGTCATATTCACCGATATCTTCCAGGTATCTGAAGAACTGCCTTACAGGGGCCAGGTAGTTATCGATAGTCAGGGCGCTGCGACCCGATTTGATAAGCCACTGTTTATACTGAATGATGTCCGATCGTTTGGGATATCTCACATCTGCATTGCGTGTCATCCATCCTATGAAAACATGCATATTATCACGATACTTCCTTCGTGAATTCTCACTTATGTCCTGGTTGGCCAGGAACTCATCCATCAGCTGTAATATGGGTTTGTCTGAGTTCATTGATTATGGATTAGTCTTTTACCCAGGCCAGTTCGATATGCGTTACACCATCAACAATTACATAAATATCGTGGTTATCCGGTGGCAGGTAATCAGCTTTGTATGCATGTAAAGGTTTACACCGGGGATTTGCTTTATTGATTTCCTCTACTCTATCGATAAATTCTTTTATGAACTGTTCCACTTTGTCAGTCATTATAATTCGTCTTGTCTTCTCACGGCCAAGTTTCTTGACCTGTTCTTCAGCTTTATTTTTTGAAGTCCAGTAATCCTTATCGACCCTGGCATAATACCAGGTGATATTTGCTTTTTCAATAGAGAGATTTTTCATTGCACCCATAGTATGTAGTTTTTTAAAAGATCCATTTAATCGGAGTTCATTCAGGAAAGCAGGTATGTAAGTGTATTTACCTGTGCTTTAATTTTACGTTTCTCTGTAATTGCAGCATATTGACGCTTAAGTCCTGTGCCGGACCCTGTTTTTCCGGAGGACCAGGCTGAAAAGCGTTCATCGATGATCTTAATATTGTGATTCAGATCGTCCAGCTGACCACGGAGAGATTCTTCGCTGGGTTTTGTCTCCAGGTATAGCCTGCAGATCTTTAACAATTCGAGCCTTTTGGTTATTCGTTTTGTTTCGCTATGATCAGCGGTTTTGATCTGCTCATGGAGATCGGCCTCTTCTTTTTTGATTTCTTTAATTGTTTTCATTGCCTTTATTGGTTATGTGAACTATAAAATCATTAGTCTGGTAGAAATTGAATACCGGCAGACGGCTTTCCCTGAAAGCCCTGGCAGCTGCTTTTACCTGGGGCTTGGTATAGATATGATATACACCGGGAGCTTCCCGGAACACCCACAGCCTCTTTCTCATTCTTTTGCTCAGCCGGTCGGCTTTTCTTATTGCTCTTTTATGTCTTTTGAGATCATAACGCAGGTTGCGCTTCAGTTTCATCCTGTACAGTCCGCGCTGTATTTCTATCTTTTGTTTCTTAAGCCAGTTCATTTTTTGTGTTCTTTTCGGTGTTTCTGAATCATTATCTTGTCCTGTGCTGCTTTGATGTTATTATGTTTCCTGCATAGTGATTGCCAGTTGTTTTTATCCCAGGGATCCAGGCAGATCTCGAGAGGGATGATATGATCTACCACCTCTGCAGGATAAGTGACTCCTTCCTCCCGGCATTTCTCGCACAGGGGATGAGCCTGTCTGAATGCCCTGCTTTCCCGTGTCCATCTCGCTGTATGATAAAAGGAGCTGCTTTTGCGCTCCTGCATGGGTCTTGTTTTTGCCTTTTTCAGGCTCCATGGTCTCGGTCTCGATTTCGGACGTAACATCAGAAGAATCTCCCTCCTCTCTCTATCGGGTAACTGCCGGCAAATTTTATAACCAGGTATTGGTCGATATGCCGGTGAAGATCTTCACACATGCAAAGAGTCATAAAGCTTATCGTCACAGTTTTTTCCGTAAACTCAAAGAATGCAGATTCATCGATGAAATATCTCTCCGGATCTATCCAGTTTCTGTCTCTCATCTCTTCATAGAGAAATGTAGGCATGCGTAAATAGTGCTTATATTTCTTCGGCCTGGTCCTTCCCCGCTGAACAACTTCGGTTATGAATGTGAAATCATTGCGCCTGCGTTCAGCTTTTATCAGTTCTTTTGTTTTACTATTCATCACAGTATTTTATGATGCTGGATTTTTCGTTTGTCTGCGCCTGAAATCCTGTCCTTTCATGGTCAGGAAGTTGAATATTCCGTACATCCTGCTTACAACACGATCATCATACTTCTCTTCCAGGGTAGTGAGAGGAAAATTTGAAGTACCCAGTGTCAACAGCCTTCTCAGGTGCCGTTCCGAAATGATATAGCTGATAACATCGACCTTGTTCCCGAATCGCCTGACATATTCCGATTCGGATCCGAGGTCATCCAGGCAAAGGGCTATTCTGGTATTGTATACACTGATACCTTCATAACCACTCTGCACGAATGAGTTGACAATGTGATTTACATCGATCACATCGTAGGAAAGCTTGTAGAATTTGCCGTCGATAAGGAACATTATGTTATCTATCTCGCGATAGACAGACATGACCTTCATTGCAAGCGTTTTCCCGGTACCTGTAGGTCCCATCAGCATTATTCCCTTCGATAAATAGCCGTTTTTCTCGAATCCGGGATCCCCGTGAAACCACTGTATCAATATCCTGTAAATGCTTTCAGCTTCCGGAGTTAATGTAAACTGCGGTTCGAGACTCTTACCGATCCGTTCTACAACAGCCAGGGCAACATCCATTTTGTATGGCATGTATTTATTCCTCCTTATTCCAGAGGTCGTTAACCCTTTTAATGTATCTTTCACCAGATTGTCTATTGTTTCCATTGATTTTCATTCTTTGTTCAAAAACTGTGAAGTATGGCACTTTTGATTTGTCCTTTTTTCGAAGCTTCAGAAGCGACAGGAAGTTCAGCTGCCAGAAATCATCCTGCCTGGCCCAGGCAATGACCTTTCTGATCCGATCAGGCGGATGACCGTCGATATGGATGAGCTTATCCAGGGTATTTACCCATTCCTGTTTCTGATTTTTTGTTTTCGGCCTGAGATCCGTATCGAAATATCTTATGACCTGTTCATAAAGATTTTCTGCTTCCTGGGAATTTTTATTTTTCTCCTTTTTCTCCCCACACCCCTCTTTTTTCTCTTTATTATTATCTTTATCCTTATCCTTAGACCCTAGCAAGGGGCTAGCTAGCCCCTTGCTAGACCCTAGTAAGGGGCTAGTAAGGCCCTTACTAGCCCCATCCCATAAATTATATTTTTTAAGTACTTTGATAACCGAGTTATGGACACGGTTTTGTTCGTTTAGAACTCCATATTGAAATTCAATGAAAGGTGCAATAAACCATCGATTGCGATCAATTTCAATAATACGCGTTTCTCCCTGGTTAAAATATCGGAGAGCATCCTCTCTGTTGACCTTCATGTCCTGTCCGAGATAGACCTGGGCGACCTCGAAATCGATTATCCATATTCCTGCGTGATCACACTCATGACAGAGATAGTCCCAAAGGAGCTTATAAGGCCCTGGCAAGCCCCTTATAAAGGGCTTCTTATATTTATCGGTATCGGTTAGTCTTTTTGCCATAAATAATAAAGAATTTAGTATAAATCGTCTTCTTCGATAATCCGGAGACCGGCATATTGTGCAAGCATCTGTTCTATCCTGGCTCCCTCGCTCCATTGCCAGTCATTGAGCATCAGGATGCCATCCGAGTCCAGCATGGCAGGAATAAGTATTTTCATCGCTTCCATGGGAGAGATATCTTCGCCTACCAGCTTAAGCGGATTGACAAAATTCATCCCGTTGGCCTGGAGGGCCCTTTCACCTCTTTCGAAGTTTCTTTCAGCATCGACCCTGGGTAATCCCGATACTCTTCCTGCTATATAAATTTTCATACTCATAAATCAGGTTGTCTTAATAATTTCTGAATATCTTTCAGGCTTATCTGGTATTTACTTTTAGGCCTGGCATGGTCTTTTTTGAATTGTACCGTGCCCTCAATAAACATCGCCCTGTGAAGCCGCCTGATGCTTATGCCCATCTTCCTGGCTTTGTTCTGAGAGATCCATGGCTTGTAATTCGAAGGCTTTATGCCGAGATTTTCAAGTGTGAATCTGGTCGATTTCTCGGCTATGGTCTCAGCCATTTCGATGAGATCCTCACGTTCTATGACAACAGGATCCTTCATTCCTGATCAGTATCTTTGTCTATCAGCTCTCCGGTGATTTCACTCACCTGGACATCATTGAGGTACTTTATTACTCCCACCATCCTGATGTTGATATCGTTTTTAAGCTTGTGCTCATTTAACTCTGCATTGATCCTCTCCAACAGCTTCACGGCATCACCGTACAGGGATCCGTCGAGAGGCTTTGATCCGGGTGTCGTTGCCATAAGATTCAATTTTTTACCGGTGCAGGGAGGTGAGCCTGCTGTGCAGCGTGGCATCCCTCCCTTCCCCGGCGGGTTAGCTAAGTCATCAGGGCAAGGTGTATATCGAAGATATTCTCGTAACGCCGGGCCCGTGAAGATCTTGCGGCCCTGGTCGCGGGACGTGCAGGGGCACTTCTGAATACCCTCACCATGTTATTTTCGGTCATTATCATCGTAAGCGATAGTACCAGTAAGAATACAGCGATAATCTTTTTAAACGGATTATCTGTAATTGCATATTCATAGAAGATCCACCAACGGCAGAGATCCGTTTCTTTATGAATAGCAAGCTTGCGGTAAATATTTCGCAGGTGAGCCGAGATAGTGTGATTTGAAACAAATAATTTGTCAGCTATCTCTTTTTGAGTGTATCCCCAGGCCAGCAGCCTGGCTATTGATTTTTCTCTGTCCGAGAGACAGGATTCCATGTTCGTGCTAACCCTTTCCATACTAGTTCTGGTTGATTGATTCTCCTGTCCAGGCATCGAGATTGTATTGTTCGAAAAATTCCTCGAGATATTTGATTTCGAGATTCGAAAACAGAGTCTGCCCCCTCAGTTTTTTATCGAAAGTGCTACGTGCCCAGGAACAATCCCGGGAGATCGTTTTACGTGCTTCCCTTACAATTCTGTAAGGCAGGGATCTATATGCAACATTAAAGCCACCCTCGATAATGACCCTGTTTCCATTTTTTACTGTATTTGTGCTATTGACTCGATCCATTTATTTATTATATCTTTGGTTCATGAGCACAAATATATGCAATAAAAACTTACTAACAGTTATATACACGCATTATATGTTATTAACAGTTATTAACAATTATATTAACTTAATATATGAGTCAAGCAGATAGGCTGAAAAAAATCATTGACTATTTAATAGAAACTCCAAATTCTTTTTCAAAAGAAATTGGTCTATCAACACCGACAACTATTTATGACGTAATTGCTGGAAAAAGAGCAATTACTCAAGCATTATTGAAAAGAGTTGTAAGTAATTATCCTAATCTTAATCCTGAGTGGTTACTAAATGGTACCGGAGAAATGATAATTACTAAAGGTCGGCCAATAGAAAAAGTAAAGGATGAGAAAGCCAAAAACGAACAGGAATGCCAGGCATGTAAGGATAAGGATCTCATCATCGAGAAATACGAAAAAATCATTCAACAGCAGACCGAATTAATAGACCAGCTGACAAAACTCAAAAACAAGGATGAATAAATAATTTGGGCATGAAAATTGCGTTGATTAAGAGTCAACCCTAATGCAATCCTGTCATGAACAAACCTAATCCTACTGAAGAGTTACGTATCGCTGCTCTCCAAAAAACAATCAGCTTCTTATGCCGGCAACTTATCTCGAGTTATAAGATAATTGTACGTCTCAGGAGCCAGAATGTAAGGCTGTTAAGTTATATAAACAGATCTAAGTCAAATCGAAAAAAATTTGCATGAAAAGCACTCTTGGCTTAACTTTGATATGTCTGAAAAGTTAAATAAGGTAACTATATAAGTAAGTTTGGCATAAGGTGACAAAACTGTCAATAGATGATTTATCCATCAACAATTTATAAATATAGAGATTGGACAAATCCGTTCCATCAAGAGATTCTTAAGTCAAAGATCATTTACCTTCCCTCGCCCAAAGACCTAAATGATCCATTTGATTGTAGACCACCAATCTCTCTTGAAATGTTAGATTCTGATGAAAAGATAAAAGCATATGTTGAAAATTACATAAAAGATAGTCCGTCAATAAATCAGAATCGGAATGTTGATGTAAAGACTATTAAGACCAAGATGTTTGATTTCATTAAGTATAGAAAAAGTGACTATATAAAAGAATACAATAAAGCTTATATTGAAAAAGGCAATCAACATTTCGGAATTTTCTGTGCTTCAACAATATGGAATAGTATCCAAATGTGGAGTTATTATTCAAACTACCACACTGGATTTTGTATTGGTCTTATAACAGAAGAATTAATAAAATTTATTCCGGGTTTCAGATCAATGAAGACAATTTATCGAAAAGAATATCCAAAAGTGAATCCGCTTGCACCATATGAGAAAGAAAGTCCATCACAAGAATTTATAGACAGCTGTTTCGAAAGATCCCATATTAAAGCTTCTGGCTGGAAACATGAAAAAGAGTATAGGATTTTTTCAAATATTTTTCCTATGCAATTCTATGATGAGTCGAGACAAATTAAGATCAATAGGGATAGTTTTAGAAGTCTTTTTATAGGATTACAGTTTCCAGAAAAGGATCTTTCGACTATGATTGATTATGCAAAAGATTTAAAAGTACCATTATTTAAGGCTGTACAAGTCCCTTATAAATTCAAACTCAGTAAAGTGCGGATAATCTAAAAATACCCTATGCCTAACACGGACAACAAAGGGCATTTATTTGTAACAGTATTTATCTGTTTTACTCCAACCATCTTGACAGCTTACTACTCAGAGATAAAATCGAATCCTGCTATTGTACTGTTAATTAAAAAAAATTTGTATTCAATGTTTAGTTTGTTTAGCTTTGATAATTAAAGTATAAAAACTTATTGCAGGGAAGCCCCCGCTTCCCACCCTGAAGCACGGGGAAAATGCAGCGAGCCCGCCGGGAAACCGGCGGGTTTTTTGTGTCAATTGGTTTTTCTTTTCGATCCATTATTTAACATTTAGTGATCTAAAAAAATAAATTTGCATGAGAAAAAGTACTTGCATAACTTTGATATGTCTGTAAGAGTTAATTAAAGTAACTTTATAAGTTAGTTGCAAGTAATTATTTTTATGAGAGATATTACTTCATTCATACCTTTTTTATCGATTCTTCTAACCTTAATCGGTGGAGGATTAGGTTATTTACTTAAACATATAATTGAGAAAAAGAAAGAACTATCCAGTGAAGTGTCGAAAGTCAGAAGAGAAGTTTATCAACAATTTGTTGATTTAATCATTGATATTTTAGGGGATGTCAAAAAAAATGAAAAAATAGAAGATATAGGATCTAAACAAATAAGTAAACTTTATGATTTCTATAAAAAGTATGTAATCTATGCTTCACCAGGTGTAATTAATGCTTTTTCAAATTATTTTCAATATTTATACTCAATCGTTAATAATGTACAAAAACAAGATGATATAAGACTCTTCAGGTTATTAACAAGAGTAATGGTTGAAATGAGAAAAGATTTAGGGCTGAATAATAGAAAACTAGGTAAAGATGGAGTATACCTTATGAGAGCATTAATTAGTGATTTTGATGAAAAAGTAAAAAAATAATTACCTGCCTATAACAGGGTCAATAAGGTTATTTGCTTGTATTGCAGTGTTAATTAAAAAACTTGCATGAGATTGTCCGCTTGTTTAATTTTGATATGTCTGTAAAGTTAATAATGGTAACTATATAAACGAGTTATATGCTATTGGTGAAGAGGATTATTACTAGAAATCATGGAAGCTGAAATTAAAAGTTTTAATGATATTCCAGAAGGTATGACACCTATCATTACCTCAAAAACTCCAAATAAGGAGTTACTTTTAGACGAAGGAGAATTCCATGTTAAATGGAAAAAAAAGGAGTTTAAAGTAACAGGTAGAATTATTTTTTCTTGGATTCCAAGTGTATCTGTTAAGTTTCGAGGAGAATTTTCATCAGATAATGATAAAATTTCATTTGAAGAATTCATTTCTGATTTAGAGATAGAAGTTGTTTCAGAAAACCTGAATTTTAGTTGTAATGGGCTTATCCAGATGATTAACATATCAGGCCAGAATCATACTATATCTGGAATTCTTAATCCACCCATATATCTCGGTAATCAAAGAACTGATGTAAATATTGTAAGATTTGAAGTGCCCAATCTTTTAAAACTGTCTGGGCTACCGATTCGAAGACAAAAGTCGGTTTATAAAGGCAGGTTATTATTGGAGGATAAAGACTATAGGATAATCTTAGATAATACCTCATTTAAACTAAAAAAGATTTCTAATTTAAAAACTAATGGTGGTTACTTGCTTCAATATACAGGTTCTATTGAAAGGATTAATAATAAAAATATAAATATCAAATCAATACAGGACCTACTTGAGAATTTTACTTGCTTTCTTTATTTCATCAACGGAAGAAGAACTTCTCCACTAATCCTTCATGGATATATTGATGATGAAATAATATGGAAAGATTATACACCTTATATCATTGATAGCTATAAATATGTGATAACCTGGCCATCGAAAAACTCTATAGAAGGTATATCACAATTGTGGTCGAATTTTAGGATTCTTTGGAAAGACCGAATCAATGTAGATTGCTTAAAATCGATTCTACACTGGTATGTTGAAGCAAATAGCAATGCTGCATATGTAGAAGGGTCAATAATTCTAATTCAAACAGCCCTTGAATTGCTCTTCCATTGGATTATTTCTGAGTCATTGTCTTATGTTACATCGAATGATGCTGATAACCTTTCTGCAGCTACAAAGATTAGTTTCTTACTTGCAACATTTAACATCTCACCTGATATTCCCAATGAGTTATGTGGGCTTGTTAAATATTCACAAGAATTTAATATTCTTAACGGTCCAGAAGCATTCGTTAGAATAAGGAACTGTATAGTCCATCCAAGTAAGAAGAAAAGGCAAACACTTAAGGGAGTTAGTAAAGATGCAAAATACGAAGCATTACATCTAGGAATCTGGTATGTAGAGAGAATATTATTGAAACATATGAAATTTAAAGGCAAATATGAAAACCGATGCAAGACTATTACTTCTGGTTTTGAATCTGATGAATTATTTGAATAATACACCAACAGCATATAACATGCAATATAATTAATAGGCTGTGTCACGGTTTTTGCAATTTTCCATCAATCAAATACAAATCAGGATTTTAGTATTGTACTGTTAATCGAAAAAAAATTGCATGAGAAAATTCTCTTGCTTAAATTTGATGTGTCTGTAAATGCATATTAATTTAATACCCTGATAAGATGAGAATAATAATCGGTTTACTTGTACTTTTTCTGACAACGTGCAGCATTTCTGCACAAGACGATTTGTATTTCTCTCCAAAAAGCCAAAGGAGAGACACTTTGTCATATAGCTCAGAAATATCTGCCTTGCGTTATAATATTGGCAAATATCATAAAGAAAGGCAGATTGCATGGACTTTCGCCGGAACGGCAGCTTTGTTTTCAGGAATCGGTGTCGCTACAACAGATTACAGTTCCGAATTAGCTAAATATATGTTTATAGCATCGGCAATTTCCGGTACTGCTTCGATAATTGTGTTTTTTGATTCGGACAAATGGCTCAAAAAAGCTTCTCTGGGTGTTTATCCGGGAGGTGTAAGAATAAAATTTTAACTTAGAGAATTAAACATAACTCTAGGGAAGCTTTCGCTTCCCACCCTGAAGCACGGGGAAAATGCAGCGAGCCCGCCGGGAAACCGGCGGGTTTTTTATAGTTATATTTTCATCCTTCAATTGAATATAAGGCTGTTAAGTTATATAAACAGATCCGGGAAAGATCGATAAAAATTTGCATGAGATTATTCTCTTGTTTAAATTTGATATGTCTGTAAGAATTAATAATGGTGACTATATAAACAAGTTGGCGGCAAGCAAAAAGGACATGAATTAAGCAATAAAAAATATGGCAAACAGAGATCTCACAAATGCCAAATTGGCAAAAATGGACGAGTTTTTCACACAGTACCACGATATCGAAAAAGAAATAGCTTCATACTTGGAATACAACCCTGATGTATTTCGGGGCAAGACAGTGCTATTGCCTTGTGATGATCCAGAGTGGAGTAACTTCACCAAGTTTTTTGCCCAAAATTTTGATCGGTATAGTCTAAAGAAGCTCATCAGTACCAGTTACGCATCAGATAGCAAAAAATACAAAATCGCTTACCAGCCAACTCTTTTTGAAACAAACAATCCACAATACGATAAAAATAAAACTACAAAAAACGGCAAAATTTTTACCCTGGCGCACGATATGACTGGTGATGGCAAGATAGATGTAAATGACTTAGAGTGGTATTACTTAGCAGGTGATGGTGACTTTTTAAGTAATGAGATTAAAGAACTTCGCGATGAAGCTGATATAATCATTACCAACCCTCCTTTCTCTTTATTCCGTGAGTTCTTGGCATGGATTATGGAAGCCAACAAGCAGTTTGTGATTATTGGTAATATGAACGCCATTACCTACAAAGAAGTTTTTCCGCTGATTAAGGAAAATAAAATGTGGCTTGGACCGAGTATTAAGAGTGGTGATCGCGAATTCCGAGTACCTGATGAATATCCAATAAAGGCAGCAGGTTGGAGAATTGATGAAAAGGGCCAGAAGTTTTTACGTATTAAAGGTGTTCGTTGGTTTACAAATATTGACCATGGTCGGCGCCACGAAATGTTGCCGTTGATGACGATGCAAGATAATTTGAAATTCAGTAAACACAAGGAGGTTAAAGGCAACGAATCTTACGATCATTACGACAATTATGACGCCATCGAAGTACCATTCACTGATGCCATTCCGATTGATTATGAAGGAGTGATGGGGGTGCCAATTAGTTTTCTCGATAAATACAGTCCAGATCAGTTTGAGATTACAGGAAGTGATGCGTATGAAGGAACACCACCTAAAAAGAAATATTCTCACAAAGTAAAGGTTGTAGATGGAAAAAGAATGAAATCAAACACAGGAACAATGGGTTGTGTAATTAGAGAAAGTCATTTTGGCTCTGGAACATATTTTGACGTAGGATATCCCGTCAGAGCGGTATACAAACGTATTTTTATTAAACGTCTGAATTAAACGATATGAAAACAACCTTAAAAACCGACATCACCGTTAAAGATATTTGTGAAGGTTTTGTCTATAACGAACTTGAAGGCAAGGGATTGTTTGGTCTGTCTGGTAAACTGACAATCCAACCGGAGTACCAGCGTAACTATATCTATGCCGATGGCAAAAAAGATGTGGCCGTAATGGAATCCATCCTCAAGGGCTACCCAATTGGTTTGATATACTTCAACAAAGTATGCGACGACAATTTAGAGGTTTTAGACGGACAACAACGTATCACAAGTATCGGACGGTTTGTGACTAACAAATTTGCCATCAAAGATGAAAACTGTATGGAGCAGTATTTTAGCGGTATTGCAACAGACAAACAAGAAACGATTATGGAAACGAAACTTCTCATTTACGAATGTGAAGGCACGGAAAGCGAGATAAAAGAGTGGTACCGTACGATTAATATTACTGGAATCCCTCTCAATAACCAAGAGTTATTGAATGCTGTGTATTCTGGGCCATTTGTAACACTTGGCAAAGAAGAATTTAGTAATAGTCAAAACTCCAACATCCAGAAATGGAGTGCATACATAAAGGGAAGTGCCAACCGGCAGGAGTTTTTAGAGAGGGCACTGGACTGGGTGAGTAAAGGAAACATTGACGATTATTTGAGCCGTCACCGATTCGACAATAACATTAATGAGTTAAAAATCTATTTTAACAGTGTGATTGACTGGGTGTCTGGTGTTTTTACCGATGTAGAGAGTGAGATGCGAGGACGAGAGTGGGGACGATTATATGAAGAGTATCATAAGAAATCGTATAACCCTAAAAAGGTATCAGCCGAAGTACAAAAGCTCTACGATGATCCATATGTCAAAGACCTCAAGGGTATCTTTGAGTACATCCTTGGTGGTTCAATCGACACGAAATTACTTGATATACGAGTTTTTGATGAGGCAACCAAGATAGCTGTTTATAAAGCACAAACTGCTAAAGTTGAAAATAAAGGAGAATCAAATTGTCCACTTTGTGCAATTGGACATGATGCCAATAAGAGCAAGATTTGGAAATTAAATGAAATGGATGCTGATCATGTAACAGCATGGAGCAAGGGTGGCACGACAGAGGCCAAGAACTGTCAGATGTTGTGTAAGACGCACAATCGTGCCAAAGGAAATCGTTAAAAAATTAAATGAAATGAATTTAGATGACATCCAAGATGAGGCTCAATATCAGAAATTACAAGGTATGCCTCGTTATCCGTCCTCAGGTAAAAGAAGTGGTTGCAAAACAGGATTTGTAATCTTTGTTATTATTATAATAATTGGAGCAATTATTTTTTTGGCAAAATCTGGATTAAAATTTTTTCAGTAAGTTTATTACTGTCTGTATTGCCTCATCAACTTTCTCCTGATCGAAATCGATATAAAGATCTGTCATGGTATTCAGTCCGTGACCCAGTATCTGTGCAATGATATCTTTCGGGATCCCGATCTTAGATGCTATCGTTGCAAAACTATATCTTGCCACATAGGTTGTGATCGGTAGCTCGATTCCACAATCTTTACCGGCTATTTTTAGGAATTTATTTGTGTTTCTCAGCAGATCCTTATGTTCATAACCCTTCCTGGATGAAGGTGTAATAGCCATCTTCTCCTCTATGAATGAGAGTAAATACTTTTTACCAGGATATCTTTCGAAGATCTCCATTGCTTCCGGGAATACTTTAACAGAATATTCACGGCCGGTTTTGAATCTTTTATAAATGATGCGCCCTTTATAGAGATCTCCCTTTTTAAGGTATAACAAATCCTTCAGGTTAATTCCTCCAAGGTAAAAAATCAGGAAGAAGATGTCAATAGCTCTCTGTTCGGCCCCGGTAAGATATGGTTGGGCCTGCAGCATTCTTCTGAGGTCAGTTAAATTGACTGGTCTTGGTCGTGTTTTCTCCTGACTGATTTTAAACTTACGGAATGGAGAAACAGCAACCTTAATTATTTCGGCATCCAGGGCATGATAGAAAACAGCTCTGATATTATTCAGGTAAATACGAGTACTGTTAATCCTTAGTGAGAGATCATGCCTTAAATACCTCTCAAAATCCTTAAGAAAACTGACAGTTATTTCATTGAACCGAATTTCTTCCCTGTGGGTATAATTCGTCAAATGTTTCAATGTTCCGCCATAACTCTCTGCATAGCTGAACCGGCCCTCCTTTTCAAGTTCTTTAATTCTGTGTTTCATGTATGAGCTGAAAGAGGATCCGTGGGTAGTCTGTACCCTGAGCTTATTGACCAGGGTATTTATATCCATATATATAATGTCGGGTCCGATTGAGGCAATTATGTTATTATATTCATGTACCTGTCTCATCAGGGATCCATTAAGTGATATATGACCTGGATAAGATGTTTTAATCAGGCCATCGGACCCTATATATTTCGGTTCAATATACCAGGGAGTTTTAAAATAACGTACCTTTCTGTTATGCGAGATCCTGATTTTTATATTAGCTTTGTTATCGGAGTTGATAACATTCTTTTTAATAACTGGTTTTATTGAAGGCATTGACTAATTAATTTTGGAGTGCATATGGAGTGCAAAAGGTAGAAAAAAGAATAAAAACGAGCAAATATTTTTTATCTTGATTAAGATATAATAAAAGAAAGGAGCCTGTAAATATGTGAATTACAGGCTCCTTACAGTTTGTCGGGGTAGCAGGATTCGAACCTGCGACCCCCTGCTCCCAAAGCAGGTGCGCTAACCGGACTGCGCTATACCCCGGTCCCTCCTCCGAAGCCTTGGCGAAGGAGGACCTTATTTGCCAAAGTATCAGCATAGGTTTTCGGCAGCGCAAAAATATTACTTATTTTCTAATTACACGAAATATCGAAAAATAAAACAGGATTTATTTAACACTTGTAGTAGTGATCAGCTCATTCCTCCAGTAATCGAGATGATATACAGGTCCGTCGGCATTCCATATCTTGGTTATGATATCAACATCACCATCATTGTCAATATCATACAGAACTGCATCATGCCAGCCGGGATTGTCAATATGAATGATGTATGGCTTAAAAACAGGCTTTGAAACCATGGCGTTTTTACTTTCGTTATACCATATCACACCTCTTTCCTTTAACCCCCTCGGTTTCATTGCCACCTTACCGTCACTCTCCATATATACATCAGGATCTTCCTGCTCTCCTGCAAAAATATCGGGCAGACCATCCATGTTGAAATCAGCTATGCCCAGTGAATGAAATGACCCTGTACCTTCCACATCACCATTTCTTACAGGCGGATCAGGAAGCATCACCGGCTTCCATTCTTTACCCTCACCTTCATTAAGGACATAATAAACATGAGAACCTCCTGTATCGCAATGACTGTAAACAAT